GCCGACTTTAGCGCCGTCCTGCAGCGGGAGCCCAGGGAAAAAACAAGGCAGATGGAGGACGGCATAGCGTTCGAGACGGAGGTCTACGCGGAGGCCGCAGGGGTCCCGCGCCTCCCGCACCCGAGATGGGAGCCCGGGATTCGGGCCGTCGCCAAAGTAATCCAAGGAGCCCCAGTGCAAGTCAAGGCATCCCGCGAGCTCCATTTGCCCGGGGCCACCTTCCTGGTATATGGGAGCCTGGACGCACTGAAGGCCGGGACAATTTATGACGTCAAATTTACGTCATCTTCCCTGGCCAGTCGAAGCGTGGCTGGGAAGTACCTGTGCAGCGTGCAGCATCCAACATATTTCTTCGTAGTTCCGGAGGCGACGGAGTTTAAATACTTGGTCAGCGATGGGTCCGATTTGTACGTGGAGTCATACCCGCGGGACGATTGCGAACCACTGGAAGACATCATACTGAGATTCCTCCAGTCCATTCAGCGAATTGGGCTGATAGAGACATACCGGGAGAAGTGGAAAGCAAAGGAGTAGGAGTATGCTTAACAAAGTCATCATGATGGGGCGGCTAACAAGCGACCCCACCGTAAAAACGACACCGAACGGTGTCCCCGTTGCCACATTTAACCTGGCTGTTGACCGCGACTATACCCCCAAGGACGGGGGAGACCGGAAAGCCGACTTCTTTCACGTTTCCGCCTGGCGTAAAACGGCAGAGTTTGTCGAGAAGTATTTTTCAAAGGGACAACTTGTCGCGGTCGCTGGGCGGCTGCAAACCAGCACCTGGGAGACCTCCAATGGGGAGCCTCGGACTATGGTAGAAATCGTCGCGGAGTCCGTCTATTTTGGTGGGAGCAAAAAGGACAACGGGCCGCAGGACGCATACGCCCGCCAAGATCCGCCCAAGGTAGAGTACGTGCCGTTCCCAGAGTTGGATGACGATGTCCAGCTCCCATTTTAGGGCAAGCAGGAAAGGAGCACATAGATGGAAGAATACAACATTTTTTACGGATGCCTGGATAAAATTGAAACCCTGTGCAGAGAAAATGATCTGACTGTAGACTTGACCTCCACCAGCTATCCATTCACCATTATCGTACGCAGTTATAGGCCAATGTATGAACAAGTCGCCATTCCTGAGACCGAGGACCGCGTTATTCAAGGTGGAACCATTTCCATGAAATACATTGATGGTGAACTCGTCATCTCCCAGTCCGGATACCTCGAAATTACAGGCGCGCTGCAAGATAAAATCAAAAAGCTATTCACGAACCTTTACCGCGCATATACGCAGTATTTCTTCCGGGATGCGATGGAACGCGGCCTGCAGCCGTCCGCCGTTGCAGGCTCAAATCGGACGGCCTCCGGGGCCGCACGAGAGGCGGACCCCGGCGAGTTTCCTGCGGGAGGCAATGATGATACCGAGGATTGATTGTACGGCAGGAGGCGGGCCTATGCCCGTCTCCTCATGAAGGGGGTGAGGGTATGGCATGGCTTGAGGTGCACCAAGAACTCCGGGAGCACCGGAAGCTGTATGCATGTGCGGATGCTCTTGGCGTCGAGCCGGTCACAATGTTGGGCATGCTGATATCCCTGTGGCTCTGGGCATTGGATAATGTGCAGGATGGAAACCTGTCCGGCATATCAAGCCGCAGCGTTGCCAGGGCCGCAAGGTGGCCTGAAAAAAAGGCGGACAAGCTTATGGCAGCCCTAATAGATAACAGATGGATTGATCAAGACGGAGAATCATTATCAATCCACGACTGGGCAGAATATACCGGACGTCTCATGGACGGCCGGAAAAAAGACGCTGAACGTAAGCGCAAAAAGCGCGAGGAAAAGAAGCAGAAAGGAAGCGGACATGACGCGGAACATCCTAAGACGTCCGGCGGACGTCCGCCGGACATCCAACAGACATCCGCGACCGGTCCGGAGAAAATCCGCTGCTACAGTAACAGTAACAGTAACAGTAACATACTTTCTACAGTATCTCCTAACGGAGACACTGTAGAAAGTAATATCTTGCCCGGAGCTGAGGCAGCTCCAGGCCGGAGCCAGGCGGACGATTTGCCCCCTGCAGTGATTACCATCCCCCTGAACGACGGGACGGAATACCCCATCTCCCCGCAGAATGTGGCAGAATGGGAATCCCTGTACCCTGCGGTTGATATCATGGGGGAACTGCGAAAAATGCGGGGTTGGAGCCTTGCCAACCCCAAAAAGCGCAAAACCAAGGGCGGGATTATGCGATTTGCCAATGCCTGGCTTGCCAAAGTCCAGGATGGACATCACCCAAAGGAGGTGGCAAATGGAAGCGATGCAGGACGTGATGAAAAGGCTGCCGCTGAGTACGGGATCTGCCTGTAGCTCCTACGCGCCTGGCATACTGGAGCGAATGAAGGCTGACACTGAGAACGCCAGAGAGGGCGACTTGAACCAGAAGGACGGCTATCACTGCCCTATATGCCGGAATAAAGGCTATATCATGCAGGCAGTGGAGGTGAACGGGAGTTGGCACGTTGTGTCATCTGGCTGCAAGTGCCGGAAGATGCGCCGGACCATTCGCCGGTTGGAGCGGTCCGGGCTGAAAAATATCATCCGGGACTATACGTTCGACAAGTTCGACGCCCAGGACGATTGGCAAAAAACGGTCAAGGATGCTGCTGCTACCTACGCGCAATCACGCGAAGGATGGTTCTTCATCGGTGGCCAAAGTGGCTGCGGAAAGACACACATCTGCACAGCAATTTGCCGAGAATTCCTGCTGCACGAGAGCGAGGTTGTCTACATGCTCTGGCGGGATGATATTGTACGAATCAAGGCAGCGATTACGGATTCCGAGGAGTACAGCGGAGAGATCCAGCGCTATAAGCAGGCAGAGACCCTGTACATAGACGATCTCTTCAAGACCGGGAGAGGGCAAGACGATAGCGGCATGCAAAAGCCGACGGCGGCAGATATTAACGTGGCCTTCGAAATCCTGAACTACCGGTACAACAACAAGCTGCCCACAATCATCTCCAGCGAGTGCACTATGTCGGAGCTGCTGAAGATTGACGAGGCAATTGCCGGGCGCATCGTGGAATGTGCAAGCCCGATGGTGCTGGCCGTACGGCCAGATAAGGGAAAAAACTACCGGCTCAAAAAGGCTGTAGAGCTGTAAAGGAGGAGCGAAGTGAAGCCAATATTATTTAACTCCGATATGGTTCGTGCAATCCTGGATGAACGAAAGACCTGCACCAGGCGAGTAGTGAAGCCGCAACCAAAGGACGCATATGCCATCATCGACAGCGATGATGAGACACACACTTTCGACCTCTTGTGCGGAAATCGTGTCGCCGGCGGCCTACTTGCTGATTGGGCGGAAACCGTAAAAGCTCCGTATTGGCCCGGCGATTTCCTGTATGTGCGGGAGACATGGACAGCATGGTCCCGGACGATGGGAACGCCGCCCGTGCTGTACTACAAGGCCGATGGCAATGCTCCTGACGGCATAAAATGGCGCCCCTCTATTCACATGCCCAAGGAGGCGGCACGTATCTTTCTGCGGGTGACGAATGTGCGGGTGGAGCATTTACAGGACATCACCGAGGAACAGGCAGTAGCTGAGGGCGCTCTGCCGGTTTACTTATCTGTTGACAGTGAGGACACACCGTACAGTGATCGGACATGGCATGAGGTTGTCCCTGCGCGTCCAGATTTTATCCGAATTTGGGATAGCACCATCAAGCCCGCCGACCGCCCGCTCTACGGCTGGCGCGCAAATCCGTGGGTGTGGGTAATTGAGTTTGAACGGTGTGAGACGAGCAAATGAGCCAGAAGCGGAAAGGAGACACAGCCGTGATTACAGACAAAGAGCGAAAGAACCGCGAGGAGCTTGCAGCATATCGAAGGCGGGAGCTTTTCAGGCTCATGAGGGAGAACCCGGAGCTGCCCGTCGTCCCGATGGTGGACTGGGAAATCCCCGGAGACGACAACGGGTATTGGCTCGGAGCGTGGGGAAGCGCACGTATCGACGAATACCTACTCATAAGCAACCGCGAGGAGGTTGTGTTCAAGAACGACGATGATGTATTAGACGTTCTGGAACGGTACCTTTCCGACGAGGAGTTTGAAAAGCTCCCGGAAACAGAGGAGGAGTGCAGACCGTTCTATGATGCGCTCCCGTGGACAAAGGCAATCATCGTTTACATCAACCCGCATGATTAACGGTGTGAGAATCAGATGGAGGTATAAACATGTCAAACATAAAAATAAACGTCAGGAAAGAAAACGGACAATACAAAACGGAATCTACCTGCGTGGAGGTTTCCGGAGTAAATGGCAGCGAGAATACCATCGCCAAGGAGATTTTATCTCTTCTGTGCCAGTTGGGCATAGGAGCGGTAAAAATATGAATACACATTGGATTTGCTTTATGAAGCCAATAGAAGAGAGGGTGATAGAAGGATGAGAAAGCTTAAATGCGACACCTGCCGCCACGGGATCTGGCTGTGTGATTGCTACTGCGGCGGCGATGGCTACGACCCGTCTATAATCAAGCTACTGAGAAGAAAAATTCGGGAAGGCATCATGAAAATGCTTAAACTTCGGGAGGATTGCGAATGAAAATGTTAATGAGTTACCAACGTGAAGAGCTAGAGCGTCTGCGGGTCTGCGCGATCGAGCAAGCGACCACGATAGAACGCCTAGATGATGAGATGCGCAAAATCAAAGAGGCCGCAGACCATCTTCGTATGCAGCATGGCTGATCTGTTTGGCCCATGGGTGCCGACACGCTGGATTGTGGAAGTGTTGGACGCTTGTTGGGCGGCCCCGCAGCACCGCTATCTGTTCCTCACAAAAAACCCGGCCAGATACGAGGAGCTGGATAGACTCGCCCTGCTACCGCGTGAAGAAAACTTTTGGTTTGGTGTAACGGCGACAGACCACCAAACAATGATGTACGCTATGCGATGTTTGCCAGCATGGAAGTACAACATATTTATTTCGATTGAGCCAATGCTGGGAAACATCAAGCTATTCGAAGCAGAGCAAGTCCCAAGCTGGATTGTTCTCGGGGCCATGACCGGGCCGGGGAGTAACAGACACCAGCCAAAACAGGAGTGGGTGGAAGCTCTTGCAAGGGACGCGGCGGATACGGCGGTACCGGTCTTTATGAAGGATAGCCTTGGCCCCATCGTCGGAGAAGAGAACATGCTCCGTGAATTACCGTGGGGTTAAATCGCGATGATGAGACATGATCAACATAGTGGATCAGCTAGAAGGGAGACGCGTCCATGAATAATAAAAACTCTAATGGTGGAATCGGCTTAGTGGGCCTGCTTACCATCGTATTTACCGTTCTGAAACTGACCCGTGTGATTACGTGGTCTTGGTGGTGGGTGCTGTCGCCTATGTGGATTAGCATACTGCTGCTCATTGTAGTTCTCATTATCGGCATGCTTCTGGATGGTTAGTAACCATGGCCCGTGTTACGAACTGCGGCGCTTCTATTACGGCGAGTGCGAAGAGCTGCACGCAGACAGGGGCCGACCTAGGTATGCATTGACAAATCTATGGTAAGATATTAAAATATTTATGTATGCAGAATGAAAGGAGGCAAAATTGTGCGGGTGAAGATTGCAAGGCCGGTTCCGAATGTATGTCCAGAGTTACAACCCGTCATTGGAGTGGTCTATGACGCAATTCCATGCAAAGACTTCTTCTGGGAGAAGCGGATCCGGCAGAGCACCAGATTTGTTGTGCTCCCGGCAATTGGCCGTTTCGGCCTAATCTTACGTGACGGAGAGTTTGAGATAATGGAGGAGTGATATATGAAAATCAGAAAAATGCTCTGTAGCAGATGCATTATCTATGCATCCGATGCCTACAGATTGACAGAAGTGACAGGAAGAAAAAAAGTTACGTGTGCGCACTGCGGGAATCGGCGATACGGCGCGGAGTGCGTTCTGGAAAGGAGGGAGAAACGTGACAACGGTGCAAGAGGTATTTGACGCAGCAATCCATTTGATGGACGAGCAGAACGAGTCCAGCGGCGCCACCGAAACGCAGGATACAACTCCTTACAAGGTCAGGACAATCAACATCCTGAATGTGATTATCCCGTCACTCTATCCATACTCCGATACATATGAGGCAGAAAGCGTGGGGCCAGGGAAACGTCCAATCCCGCCGAAGCTCCAGGTAGCAAACTACCGAGAGCCAGACTTTGCTCAGGCCGTGCCGTTGGATGATGGTCTCGCCATGGGAGTCCTCCCATATGGTCTGGCCAGCCACCTACTCGCTGGTGAAAATGAGGAGCTTGCGGCTTTCTTCTCCCAGAGGTTCGCAATGGCACTAAGTGAGTTTCGCGAGAAAATTCCAGCGTCCTTCGAGCCGATAGGCCTGCCATACGGGCTGTTTTAAGGGGGTGAAGAGATGGAAACTTTAAATCTCGTTGTCCACCTAGACCCGCGGACGAAAAAAAACCATCAGACCATAGCTGGGCGAGGTCCACGATGCCCGGTGTGCAGAAAGCCATTTACGCAGTTCGTCCGGCAGGGGCCCGCGTACGATGAATATGCGTCCGCCGCAAAGGGGATCTTGCAAAGGTACCGGATACCCCAAATTAACACACCGGTAAACATCGAATACCGATTTTACATGAAGACGCACAGGAAGGTTGATGCCCTGAACCTCGCCGCAGCAATGGATGACATCCTGGTGGCCGCAGGGATCCTGCAGGATGACAACTCTAGCATCGTGATGGGCCACGATGGGATGCGTGTCTACTACGACAAGGAAAACCCGAGGACAGAAATCACAATTACCCCGTTCGAAGAGGATGTGTAGGAATGAGCAGAGACATAATAAAGGTAAAAAACTTTTTGGGCCTCCATGAGGAGGCCCACGGGCATACAAAGCTCAAGCTTGGAGAGGCCTCCCGCATGGAGAACTTTTACATTACCGATGACGGGAACTTGACTGTAAGACCTGGGTGCCGCCTCCAATACGTCTACCCGACATCGTTATTAAACCGGTCCGACATCATTGGTGCTTGGAGCGGTTACTTCGGAGAGTTTGGTGACGATGAGTTCCTGATAATAGCAGAGGCAGCACAGACCATCACCACCGGGGGGTGCTTTACATTCTTTCAGATGGAGTCCGGCGAGTTAAAAGTAAAGCAGCGCATAAATTTCCCGGAGGGCAGCCAAGGCGTTCCGTGGGTCAACTTTTTCACATTTAAGACATACTTATACGCCATATCTCCATCCGGCTTTTGGAAGATCAGAAGGGAAAACGATGGGATTTCCCTTGCCGTCGTTGATGGATATATACCAACGGTCCTGATCAATACAAAGCCAGCTGGCGGCGGGACGCCGCTGCAAAACATAAACCGGCTCTCAAACAAAAGGAGAGTAAAATATGATGGTGACGGCACGTCAAAGAGCTATGTTTTGCCCGAGGAGGCAGAAGAATTAATTTCCGTCACGGTAGAAGGAACAGAGATCTCTTGCATATTTTCCCAGAGTGCGCATACCGTTGGCCTAACAAACGCTCCCGCAAAAGGAATTAACAATGTAGAGATTGTGTATTCCGTGGGTGAGCAGGCCTCGAAAACATCTAGGCAGAAGGTCCTGGGAATGAAATACGCAGAGTCGTACAACGGGCAGGCTGACACCAGAATTTTCCTCTACGGTGACTCCACAAACATATGCATTTACAGCGGATTGACGGAGGCGGGAGACCCTACGGCAGAATACTTCCCAGAGCTTTTCGAGGTGGCAGTAGACGCGACAGACAGCCCCATCACCGGGATGTGCCGATATCAGTCACACCTCCTTGTGTTTAAGTCTGACGGGACCTTCGCGATATCTTATGATACCGCCACGCTCGCAGACGGAACCACAGTCCCTGCATTTTTCGTCCGGGCAATCAATCGGTCAATTGGGAATCAAGCACCAGGGCAAGTGCAGTCGGTGTTAAACTACCCAAGGACCATCGCAAACCACAACATATATGACTGGAAGCTGTCAACATACTACCAGGACGAGCGGTCTGCCAAGGTTGTGTCTGACCGGGTGTCTCAGACGCTTCAGGGAATAGACGCCAGCAAGGTTACCGCGTTCGATGATAACGAAAAACACGATTACTACTTGTTCCTCAACGATGCCTCAAACACTGTGTTGGTGCACCGGTATGAAATTGATGTGTGGCTCATGTACAAAGGCATTGGTCCGGGCAAAGTGGGAGACTATGTAAAATTTGCCGGGAAGGTCGATGGCACGCTATGCATTGTAAACTCATCTGGATACATCTTCTCAATGGATGACGTCCCTTACGACTTAACTTGGCTGGACACGATCTCTGGGGAGGAGACGCCTATCAAGGCTGTCTGGGAATCCGGGTATATGGATTTTGGTGCAGACTACATGCGTAAAAACAGCTCATATCTGTGGGTTCCCATGCACCCAGAACCGGCCAGCAGGATGACGGTAACATGTTCCACGGACAAGCGTGACCAATATGTCGAAAAGGTAATCGGGGCGAATTATATGGGGTATGGAAACGTGGACTATAATCACTGGTCCTACTCCTCGTCTCGCCGCCCCCGTGTGTTTCGAGTGAAGATCAAGACAAAAAAGTTCGTGTGGCATAAAGTCATATTCCGGGTGGACTCCCCTGGCAGCAGGGCAACAGTCCTTGGGTTTGATGTGGATGTAAGGACCGCAGGGTATGCGAAGTAGTTAGGAGCATTCCTGTAATCCGTAAAACGTGCCAATTGAAAAAAGAAGAACCTCAGGATAAGATTGAGATGCATCTTGGCGGATGAAACAACCCAATCAAACCGGAGGTTCACCATGAATTATACACAGAATAGCAAGATTGCGCAAGTCACAGAGAAAACTTTAGTTGTCGGCGTGGACATCGGCAGTGAGACAAACTTCGCCCGTGCGTTCAACTGGCGTGGACAGGAGTTGTCCAAGAAGGTGTTTCGGTTTAGCAACAGCCTGGAAGGCTTCCAAAGCTTTCTGGCGTACCTGGAACACTGCAAGAGTAACGCATCTGCCGAGCAGATCATTGTAGGCTGTGAGCCCACCGGGCACTACTGGTTTAACCTGGCCCGGTATCTGAAAACACAGCACATCAGCCTGGCGCTTGTCAATCCGTATCATGTGAAGCAGATCAAGGAATTGGATGACAACAGCCCCAAGAAGACGGATCTGAAAGATCCGAAAACCATCGCAAAGCTGGTAGTGGATGGTCGGTACAGTTATCCGTATCTCCCCGAGGGGATATACGCAGACTTGCGGGAAGCGGTCTCAAGCCGGGACCGGATCGTGAAGGAGCTGAACGCTGCCACGAACCGGATCAAACGATGGCTTAAGATATATTTTCCGGAGTACCTTACAGTCTATAAGATATTCTCAGCAGAAAGCGGCTTAACTGTGCTGGAGGTAGCACCGCTGCCGAAGGAAGTGGTAAAGCTAGGAGCAGAGGGAGTAAACCGTCTCTGGCGGGACAAGAAGCTGCGTGCAGTCGGCATGAAGAGGGCACAGACCCTGGTAGAAGCTGCACAGAACAGCATTGGTCTCGACGGCGGCGAATGTGCCCGCATGGAAATGCATCTGCTCCTGGAGGATTACAGGACCAAGGAGGCACAACTGGAAAAGGTCACAGCGGTGCTGGAAGCGGAAACACTGAAGGTACCACATGCCGAGAAGCTGCTCTCCATCAAGGGAGTAGGACTCATCACAGTGGCTGGATTTCTGTCGGAGGTGGGCGATATACGACGCTTCGACTCACCGAAGCAGATCCAGAAGCTGGCCGGACTGGAGCTCAAAGAGAACAGTTCCGGCAAGCACCATGGCAGAAGCTCCATCAGCAAGCGAGGTAGAAAAAGGCTGAGGAAGATTCTGTTTCAGGTCATGCTGCCCATGATTCGGAACAATGCCGAGTTCCGTGAGGTATACGAGTACTTCACAACCAGACAAAAGAATCCGCTCAAGGGCAAGCAGGCCATTATCGCAGCAGGCTGTAAGCTAATTCGGGTATTCTATGCCATCCTTAAGCGCGGTGTGGATTACGATCCGCAAAAGCTGAGAATGGACATCATCCGCCCGGAGCTGGAAGCAGCCTGACAAAGAAACCCTGTAACCGGGAAGCGTCCGCCAGTTCAATGGTGCCGGAGTACAGGAATGCAACATCAGCAAATACAGAGCCGGTAGCCGCAAAGAGTTACACCATGGGGCACAGACCCCGCGTAGGAGCATCAGCGGCACCCAACTGTGGACAGGCAGAACGAAGGAATTTAGGACGCCGCCGAGAGCGGATGATCCTGTTAGACATGGGAGGTTTGCTGCCGCAGGAAGAGTGGGTTTTACACAAGGCCGTCATAGCAAAAGCAAGGCGCTGCCTTTGGTCTACCCATTTATGCCTGTAAGCCGCACAATTCGATGAGATTTGATGCAGGTTGATGTCCACTGACTCTGAGTTCTGTTGAAAACCCTATCCAATAGTATCCGAAACAGCTCAATACGGGGCGAATTTGGAACTATTGTACAAAAATATTTAGGGAGGTCAGAATGGAAGAAGCGAAAAAGAAAACCGGAGAGGAGTACATCAATGCGATGTACGATTCGAAGTTAGCCGCACAGAATGCGCAGTTGAAGAAAAACTACGACAGCGCGATGTCTGACATTGCCAAAGAGCAAGAGGACCTGAATAGGAACGCTGACGAGGCTTCTCGTCAGGCATCTGTCCAGTCTGCCCAGGAGCGGCAGCGATGGGCCGAATCCGCAGCAGCCTCCGGTCTATCCTCCGGAGCAGATGCGCAGGCGAGACTGGCCCAGGGCAACCAACTGCAGAAATCCCTAACGGACATCAGCACAGCCAGGGACACCGGGGAGGCAGAGCTGAATCGGCAAAGGTCGAGGCTGGCGGATCAGTACGCGGCCCAGATAGAGGAGGCTAGAGCAAATAACGACTACGCCAGAGCAGAGGCACTATACCAAGAGGCGCTGCGCGAAGAGCAAAAGTATAAAGAGAAGGCATCCCTCATGGCTGGGGCAGGTGACTTTTCCGAGTACGGGAGCTACTATGGGCTTACTCAGCAACAAATGGCCACCCTAAGTGCAGAATACCAAAAGGCAGACAAGCAGGCAGTCGCCAACATTATGGCAGAGGCCGGGGAGTTCGGGCCGCTGCAGGAGCTATACGGCCTGTCGGATGAGTACAGAGCGGCGCTGGAGAAAAAATACAGCCGCACGGACCTGGAGGCAGCGGCGGCCCTCATGGCCCAGGCTGGAGACTTCTCCCTGTACAAGCAGTTGTATCCGAATCTCACAGATGAGCAAATTGAAAAACTCAAAAGCTATTGGGACAGCAAGCAATCTGCTGGCAACGCGGGGTATTCCGGATACTATGGGTCTTCGTATAGTGGGAGTGGGACTGAAGAGAGATTCCGGATTTTGGGCAGGGAGGGGACATATACGGCTGATGAAGTCGCAGAACTGGATGAAAAGTACTACGGAAATGGAATGTACAACATGGGACGTGACAAAGACGGGACCATAGTCATGCGGCCCTCGAAGCCGAGCGCGAATAAAGACAGATGGGTAGAACGTATGCGGAGTAATACCAAATATTAAGGAGGTGATGTTGATTGAGGCGGTCAATAGAGGACATCCTGAACAATAAATACAGCGAAGATTATGAAGAGGAACGGCGGAGGAAGGAGGAGCAGGATGCAGAGTGGTACAGGCAGCAACTCCAAAAGTTTCGGGAGGAGCAGGCCGCGCAGGGCACCAGGCAGCCTGCGGCAAATCCAATAGAACCCCCCAGGACCGACCCAGAAAAAAGGACAGATATGCGGAACATCATGGACCAGGCCATGCAAAGAACCATTCTGTCCAGAACAACTGGATACGATGTATCCCGTCTCCCAGAAGTGCTATCATTCGGCAATGCGGCATCCGCAGCGCGTTCTGAAATTACAAGAAAAAATCAGGAGCAAGAAAGGCTGCGCCAAATGGCCCCATCCCTGCAAAAAGAGCTGGAACGCCTGCAGAAAACGGAAATGGAATGGTACAGGCAGGAGGCGGAGAAAGGAAACACCTTTGGCAATGAAGGTTATGACCGGTATGTAACCGCCATAGACCCGGCAGGAACCAGTGAACACGGAAAGGCCAAAAAGCGAATAGACGAGATAAAAAATCTCCTGGCCAGGGAGGCCAACCCTCAGTCAACGGTAGTTGACGAGGACGCGGAACGCATGTACAGTGACATGCGGGAAATCGCCATGCTTCCATCTGAGCAGCGGTCCGCTTTGTACGCTTACGCCATGGCTGGAGCCGGGAAGTCTAAAACACTGGCACAAGGGATTGAGTCCGCAGTCAGAGCATCCGGGATGAAAAAATGGGACGGCGAGATGTCCGCTGCGTGGAGAGACTGGAAGAATCTTCCTGAAGAGCGCCGGAAGGAAGCGGTTGGGCGCCTCCGGGAGTTGGGAGAAGATAAAATTGACCAACTGGCAGAGTCGCTTACGAGGTACTATGACCAGGAAAAATCACTAGCAACGCAGGAAAAGGCATCCAATGCAACAGAGAAGAACGCATGGGGAACAATCGGTGCAAACCTGTTAAGCATCCCCCAGAATATCGTGGGAAGCGTAACCGGGGCCGCGAGCGCAATAAACGAATCCATTAGACGGTCAACGAGTGGATCAAACTACAACACCATGAATCCCAATCTACCCGGATACAACCCCAGCAAGTGGGCGGGAACTGTACGTGAAGAAACGCAGAATGACATACAAGAGGCTGTCCCGGGTGTCGGCGGAAAGGCTCTCGGGACCCTATATTCTGCTGGCATGTCTGCCGCAGATAATCTGGCTAGGGTTGGGCTTACCGGCGGGGCTGGCTCCCTGACACTGGCCGGACTGGGGTCATTCCAGAGCGGCGTGCAAGAGGCATCTGAGCGCGGGGCTTCTCCTTCCCAAGCTGTAGCAATGGGCGTGGCCTCTGGGGCCTTGGAAGTCCTTACGGAGAAGGTGTCCCTGGACCGGCTGCTCAACGCGGATGACCCCTCCACGATCAAAGAACTACTGAAAAACGCAGCAATCCAGGGTGGAGTGGAAGTGTCCGAAGAGGAGCTGTCTCTTGCCGGAAACCTCCTGGCAGAAGCGGTGATTTTGCAGAAAAACTCAAAGTCCAACCAGGCCCGTCAGGCATACATCGCGGCAGGAATGACGCTGGAAGAAGCAAACGCCGCAGTTCTGAACGATAACATAAAGGAGGCCGCCAGCACGGCGGCGGTGTCGTTCCTCTCTGGCGGAATGATGTCCGCAGGAGTCGGGGCAAAAGGGCTCCTGACTAGCAGGAGAGGCAGCAGCAACAGCGGTGATCCCGAAAACCCGCCCGCAGAACCTCGAAATGAGGCCGAATCCCCTTCCCCAAAATCAAACGAAGAGGCATTGAACCAGGCAATGCGGGACACGTTCAGACCGGCTGCTAGCGCGGGACCCACCCAGGAAACAATCAACGGGACTGTTGACAACACAGAATTTGGAGAGTACAATTCGGTTGCGAGTGATCCATCTGCCGCGTTTGGTTCGTCTGGTAAGACTTATGGGGAGGATAACTCGGAAATTGGCTACAGATGGGCTGTGGTCCCGGCTGATTCCTTGGTCACGTCTCATGACGAGTTTGGAGCCGCGAACGCCGCGTATCCTTCTGATTTGCAACCAAGAGACCGGTCACGGGCCGCGTCCCAATTGCAAGTCAGCAAAATCGCAAAGAACCTAACCCCGGCTCTTCTCGCAGAGTCCCCAACGGCTCAAAACGGAGCGCCAATTGTAAGGGGCGACGGGGTTGTTATTGGCGGGAATGCCCGGGCCCAAGCCATTTCCACTGCATACAAAAACGGCTCGGCCAACGAGTATGCAGAGTATGTCCGGAGCCATGCACAGGAGTATGGGTTGGACCCGCAGCGCCTTCCGGACAACCCTGTTCTAATCCGGATCCCGACCGGGGATGTGGACTGGTCCCGGCTGGCGTCGTCACTTAACAACTCAACGACTTCTTCTTATTCGGCTGCAGAGACCGCATTGAATGATTCAAAAAATATGGGAGAAGTCATTCCCATGCTGAGCGTAGACGAATCAGGGGACCTCAACGCGAAAGGAAACAAGCAATTCATATCTGCTTTTGTCGAGAAGGTTGTGCCAGAGTCAGATCGGGCAAGGGTCGTAACATCCAACGGGACCCTATCCCAGGAAGGGCTGTCTCGAGTCCAGAACGCAATCTTTTCTTACGCCTATGGAGATGAGGAACTTCTTACACGGCTCACAGAGAGCCTTGGGAATGACGCCAAAAATGTGACCAATGCGCTTCTGGCTGTAGCTCCACAGGTCGCCAGAGCGAGAGAGTCTGTCGCATCTGGGTCCCAATATGATGTAAACTTGCCGGATGCAGTCATTGGTGCGGTCCAGTTATTTTTGCGGGCAAAGAACGAGGGGACAACCCCTGACAACATCGCAGATCAAGTCACCATCGGAGATGGATACTCGTCAAGCGAGGTCTTAATCGCCAACTTCATTCAAGCGAATAAGCGAAGCGGGGCGCAGATTAGGACCATGCTTTCCTGCATCTTCGATGAGCTACAATCTCTCGGGAGCCCTGACCAAGACAGCTTGTTTGAAGAACCCACAACCATACGGACAGTGTTAGAGGGAGGCATAAAACGTTATGAATCAGAGACGGGAAGAGCCGCAGGAACTTTCGACGGGACGTACGATGAAAGAAGAGGACATGACGCTCCTGCAGCAAGCTCGAGAAAACGACAAACGGGAGGGGTCCCAGTTAACGATGATAATTCGGAAGGGGCTGGAGCGGTATATGGAAGCAATGTACGGTCCGGACTGGGAGGATTAAGCGCCAAAAACAAGGACGCCTCCACAGGAGCCGCCCCGAGAGGGTTTGACCCGTACACCTCCCTCCAGTACGAAAGTGGGAACAAACCTGACCGAAGAAATGACGCAAGGCCTATGAATGTCCCGAAAAGGGACGGGAATGGGAAGCGTGTCTCAGACTTCGTGGCGAACGCTTACGGGGCCAAAGTAACCCCAGATAGTTTCATCCCAGTCATAGAAAAAATGGTCACAGACGGCATTGTGGGGGCTGACACGAAAACCAACCGGGATACGTTGCAGAACGCCGCCAAAGAAGTTTCCTCTGGTGGAGAAGAAGCCATGATGTGGCGGATCTCCAAGGCTGCAGAAACCGGGGAAATTGGAGAGACTGAAATTGCTGCCGCTCAACTTCTGTACTCTAAGTACGCCAATAGTAAGGACCAAAAAAGCCAGGAGACCGCCGCCAAATTGTTCGTCGATATGACAGACATGGCCAGAGTTGCTGGCAGGGCCTTACAACTGCACAAAATGTTGCGGCAAATGACCCCGGAAGGGCAGCTATCTGCTGTAAAGGAGAACATAAACCGGTACTACCAGAAGAAATTCGGGAAAAAGATAGCAGAAGGCAGCATGCCAGAAACAATCCAGATCCCGGATTCCTTGTCACAGGAATACCTGCAAGAACTAAGCGGCAGTAGCAAGTCACGAGAGGTGTCCGCCGCAAACGCAGTGGGAAATAACATGGCGGATGCATCCGATGCCGGGAAGATCGATGCATTGTCCGCCATATACGAGTATGCTGCCGCGCAAATGCCTGGGACGCTTGACGAAAAGTTTGACTCCTGGCGGTACATGTCCATGCTTGGAAACGTCAAAACACACGTGCGAAATGTCATAGGAAACGCTGCATTCCGCCCATATGTGGACGTTAAACGAGCAATCGGGTCCGCGTTGGAACGGGCGCTCCCCAAAGAACAGCGTACGAAGTCTGTAATAGGGCTCGGCAAAAAGAGTCGGGAATTGCTATCTTGGGCAAAATCCGACGCGAAAAGCAAAACCGTGTCTGAGATGATGGAGTACAGCGGGAAGTCCGGTGATTCCGCGAAGTCGGAAATCCAGAAGTATCGAAAGATATTTAAGAATGAAGCCCTAAACAAACTGTCTAACGCAAACTCCAATGCCCTAGAGGCGGAAGACCTGTTCTTCAAGCGCTCTGCGTACGCATCCAGCCTGGCCGGGTTTATCAAGGCACGGGGATACTCCTCATCCGAAGTCCTGGATGGAAAGGTCCCAGATCAAATCTTGCAAGAAGCCCGGTCCTATGCGGTCAACGAGGCAATGAAAGCGACATTCAATGATTTGAATGCTTTCTCAAAGGCCGTATCTCAGTTCGGGCGGAAGAAAAGCGAGAACCGAGTAATGGAGGCAGCCAAGAAGGTGTTCTTCGAAGGTGTCCTTCCCTTCCGGAAGACCCCGGCCAATATCGTCGTAAGAAGCGTGGAATACAGCCCGTTTGGGCTTGTCAGAGCAGGGTATCAGTATTTTTCCAAGGTGCGGGACGGGGAGATGACCGCAGCGGAGTGTATGGAAACATTGTCTGCTGGACTGACCGGTACGGGCGTGTATGCACTCGGCGCACTTTTGGGAAGCCTGGGCGTCGTGAGAGGCGGAGAGCTGGGCGATGATGAGGACCGGACCGGGCACCAGGCCTATGAACTGGTCCTCGGAGATACCAGCGTCTCGCTTGATTGGCTCGCTCCCGCAGCCATACCGTTTTTTATGGGTGTGGAAACGCAAAAAGCAGCATCCGGCGAGTACGGAGATGATACGAGTGCCGTAACAGCAATTATTTATGGCGCTGGCAACGCAATGGAACCGCTACTGGAACTGTCGTGTCTGTCAAGTCTCAACGACTTGATATCGTCCGCTAGGTACACGGATGACGGGAATGAAATATGGAGCCTCATTATCAGCTCTGCCACCTCATACCTGATGCAGGCCCTTCCTACCGCGTTCGGCCAGTTTGACCAGGCGGCAGATAAAAACCGGAAGACGGTGTACACCACGTCAAGCGACCCGGTAGTAAAAGAGCTACAGCGGATTGCTGGACGAGCGTTCCAAAAGTTACCGGGAGATTTCTTCCAGGTCGAGTATGTAGATGAGTGGGGGCGGAAAGAGGGAAAGGGAAACTTCTTCCAGAGAGTTTTTAACGCTTTCTTGAATCCGGCCTATACATCAAAAATCAACGAGACTCCAGCGGACCAGGAGCTCTACAGGCTGGCTGCCACCACCGGAGACAGTCCATCTCCCAGGGACGCAAACCGCACGATTACAATCAAGACTCCAGACGGGGCCAAGAAGGTGGCCCTGACGGCGGAGGAGTGGCGCACTCTGGCCGAAAAGCAGGGGTCGGTGTCATATGACCTAGTGTCGAAGATGCTAGGCCAGGAGGCCTACGAGGGTCTCACAGACGAAGGGAAGAAGAAAGCCATTGAGTCTGCGTATGACTACGCCAGGGAGATTGGCAGAAAGGAAGCTCTCCCGGACCGGTATAAAGAGATGGATGCCGCGTGGATGGAGGACCTTGGCGGGGACATTGGAGACAAGGCCGTCTCCGCGATTCTGAAGCGAGCTGCCGTGTCCGATGTGGGGGCCCCCTCCGAAAAAACGTACGACAGGGCTGTCGAGGCAGGCTTCAGCACGGAGCAGATGAAAGCCGCATTCCGGGCTGTATCGTCTAAGCTCAAGGGGGTTGAGGATCCGACCAACTACGACAAGTACCGGGCGGTGCTGAGCGTCAGCGAAAAGAATGATGAAAAGTCATGGCTCAAGGTATATGGGATGACGGAAAACCAGCTGGCAGAAATGGACGAGCTGAAGCTTACCCCAGCGCAATACGTGGACATTCTGGACTCAAAAAGCCGCTTCTCCAGCGCGTTAGAAGACGTTACACAGGCATGGAAACAGGGGGAGTCCCCGGACCCAAAGCAGCTAGAAGATGCCTATGATTTCTACAAAAGCCTGAAGGGCGGAAAGACAGAGGCATATAACAACCTAACCAGCGCGGCGAAGGCCTACATTGCTGTCCGACAATCCGGAGAAGACTCTGGGCTATTTCTGCGGGTCTATCGGACATATCGGTACATCTCTGCTCAAGACAAGCCTGCAGCGGAGAAAGCCCTTGACTGGAATTATAACCTCGACAAGGTGGGAGTTCCAAATGGGCTGAAGTCATCCCTGCTAAGCACCCTGGGCTTTACGACTACCCTGCGTCAGGATTCCGGGAAGTACGGCGAGTTGACGGGGTCCGGACTGGAAGCGGACAAGGCTAAGAAAGTAGCGGACCTCATGCGCGGGTTGACCCCTGAAGACGGGAAGGACTCTGTAAGCAATGTCCAGAAAATGGAGGCTATCCACGGGATGGGGATGACGCCAGAACAGGAGGAGCTGACAATCCGGACTTACCTGCCAGATTCCATGGAAAAGGGCCTGAACAAAGCTATTGACATTGGAATCAGCGCGGGTGAATGGGTGGAGTTATATAGGGAGTACGCGAGAAATAAGGGGACGGGAAAAGGCCAAAAGGACCGACTCACAAGGTGGTGCATGGAGGAGTTTGGTGTAGACTACGCAACGGCAAGGGCCCTCGCAGACATCTATTTGTAAACGGCATTGACATCGGGGCCAAAACGTGCTATAGTAAATACGTCTCCAAGGAGGCGTGGAGAAGGTCAAATATATTTAGCTGCCTACCAATCCTTCCCCGCCCTGGCCTTGGTGTGGATTGAAACGAGCTCCTACCCGGGATAGAAAATGCCGATGTGATATGCGCATCGGCATTTTCTATTTTAAACGCAAAATTGCTCCATCCCCAGGATGTCCCCGGTGGATGGAGCAATTTTTCTTTGCGTGTTACTCCTCGGCGTCAAGCCGAATGATCGTGTGGTACTGCTTTTCATGGGCCTCCACTGCCTCATCTGCAGCATATGCGGAGACGTCTGCCACATGCATAAGCACATCCTCGGGATGGTCCGCATCCTCAGGCGGGGCAATGAGGCCGACTTCGCTCATGATTCTGGACAGGATCACAAGGATTCTCAACGACTCCTCGTGCATGTCCAGAATGAGGTCATTGCCGGACCCGCCACGCCCCTTCAAGACCCCACTTGCCACCAGCGGCGAAAGGGCCTCCAGGAAAGTATTGCTCGTGACATCACCGAGCGTTTTGTAATACTTTCCCAGCTTTTTCTCCACAGCGGCGCTCGCGGCATTGGACGCCGCAGTGTTGACCATCTCCCGAAACTCTTCCTTCGTCATGTTCTTGTCCTCCTTATTTGTGTTTGTGTAAACGGCGTTTCCTGCAGAATCATATACGCTGTATCCCACAGGGCACGCGGCTTTTGCCTTATCCAAATCTGCAAACGCGCCAACCTGGCTATCCTTGTCCGCCCAGGTGCGCCGCACCCGGTATAAGGGCCGGGCGCTAGCATTCATCTCATCGGAGACATCCTCCCTAAAGTCATCCATGGTGACGCCAAAGCGGCTCCACCAGTGGCCAACATCGGCGTGGTTGCTGGCGATACCCATCTGGGCCCCTTCTGCGTGACTGATTACCACACCTGGCTCCAGCGGGTTTAGGCCGAACTTCCGACACAGTTCAGCCGTCAAGGCGACAGCTCCCCAATAGACGGACCAAAAATAGTCCCGGTCTCCAAGATCATCTTCACAAATCTCAAAGGAAAGATGGGTATTATTGGCATCGCCGCCACAGTGCCAAGCCCTGTATTCCCAGGGCAGAATTTGATAGACTGCCACGTCTCCCGCCTTGGTCAGTCCGATGAAGGCGTGGACTGCCACATCCAGCCCTGGCCGGTTCCAGTCGTTGCCATTGGGATTGACCCCCAATGTGCCGTCATCCGGCTGCACGTAGCGCCTCAGGTTGGGGTTGTTGGCCCCGGTGGAATGGATCATCACCCCTCGGGGGCCTTGGTAGTATTTGGCATAACGGCTATCGCGGCTGCCGGGGGACTTGTTCATTTCCGCTTGATTGCGCCGGTAGCAGTCGTTGCGAGTGGCAAACTGCTGGTAGATTTGCATAGCTTATCCCTCCACCTCGGGCAGCCCAGCCACGCTGGTCAGGAGGCTCAAAAGCCCGGCCAGTGCAGAGGCAGACGCCACCATAATCCAGTCCACCTGGGCCAGTAGGGCGCTGGTGCCAATAGTGGCCACTGCGGTCTGTGCCACCGTCTTGATCGCTCGCACTCCGGCGGCCTTCAGCCAAATCCTCCAATTTTTCATAATCATTACCTCCCAAATTATTTGATAATCAGGGCCATAGCGGCCCCAACCAACGCGCTGACAATGCCGGTGATCATCGCCACGATAGCCGCGTCCCAGTGTTTTTTGGGGCCCTCCATCATGGCCTTGACATCTCCCTTGATTTCTGCGACATCGCCTTGCGTGTGCTCCAGATCTTTTTGCACGCCGGCCACAGCGGCCACAAGCTTGTCCAGATTATCCTGGCGCTCCTCCATCTTGTCCAGGCGGTGGGTATTGCTCTTGGCCCGGTTCTCTACATCAGCAATGGCCGCCGCAATCTCCTCGTTGCTCATGGCACTACCTCCACATACAGCCCCACCAGCTCTGCCAGAGCATTGTAAACAGGCTGTCCAGTACTCTGGGTGCACCGATACAAAATGCCGTTCTGGGAGTAGTACAAGCCCTCAGAGAGCTCCATATTCCCGTCGTAGGGGATAGGATCATATTTGCTCCCGTCGTGCGCCTCGTTGATGTACTCCCACAAGGACGGGGCGTTTTCTGGCTCCCAGCCTGGCTGGCTGGTATGCTTCTGGCGACAGCGGCAGAGCCTGCCTCCGTACTGCACCTTGTATTCAGCTGGATACTCCGTTCCAGGGGCCCACTCTGGGTAAAACTCCCGGCTCCGCAAGGCCGTTGCATCATCCAGAGGCAGGCTGTTGATTTGCTGAGCCAGCAGCATGCGCGTTACTTCTTCAGCCGTAAGCGGACGGTGGCGTTCGGCTGCGGCCGCTCTTGCGGCATCTTCTTCAAATGCCTCCAGTTCCTCCAGCGTAGCGTCTCGGTATTCTCCGTTTTCAAGTATCGTCATGCCCGCACCCCCATGATTTTGATATTAGTTCCTGCCCCGATCACCATTCCGCCAACAGCGGAGAACGCAAAGTTTCTCAGAGTCGACTCCACAGTGGCAATCCACCCGGTATGCCTAGTGCCAGTCGTCTGATAGGTGTTATTGTTGTTTGAGCTAGAGTCATGCCAGATAAGTCCATCAGTTATCGCTTCGAGGGACGATGCGATAAACCTGCTTGTTTCGGCACCAACCACCGGGAGATTCGGAGAATAATAGTAAGTAATACCGTTTACACTCAATTCTCCGTTGGCAGATTTCGTATTTGTTTCCGATCCAACCGCAGATACCATAATCTTTGCTTTACGGAGTCCGAACGGTTTATTGTCTTTGTCTTTGCTGATTGCAACAACTTGGACATCGGCTTCTACTGTGATGTTGGCAATTTCTTCCCATTCCAATGCATCCAGCATCATCCATTTGTTGTAATTTTCCAGACATACAAACTGATGGATGCCCTTTGTCAGGGATGCCGGATCAATAGCCGACATGCTCCGGTAGACAATTGCACCGACAACTCCATTGACGTCAAGCGTCGGGTTCTTGGCCGTGTTATCATTTGTGAACTCCACAGTGACGATACTACCGCCGACAATAGGGCTTGTGATATAGCCCTGCTCTACTTTAGCGGCAACGTTTGCTGCCGTGGTGCATACACCAGCGGACGGAGCAGCATTGCCGTCATTTGAGATATTGGCAATCTGCTCATCCACATATCCCTTTGACGCCGCGTCTGTATCTTCGACAGGATCATTCACGCCACGCAACCGGTTTCCGCCAAAATCAACATTGATATCAGCATCTGTAGTGAGTCCAGATGTGAGGTTAAGGCTGGTAAGCTCAACATCTCCTTGCAAAAACTCACGTAGGTTTTTGATTGCATCGCCAGCGGCTTTTGCATCTGCCGCGCTCCCCTCCTGGGTAAGGGTCTTGTCCAGTGTTGCGGAGCTTGCAGTTGTACTTGGATCCAGCAAAATGGCTGTGCCGGGAATCAGCACGAAGTGATGGACCTTTTTCGCCAGTGCATCAGCACGTGCCAGGGCATAGGTCCTAGAGTCAACAATCGGATATGATTTATTTGCTACAGTCAATGATGCTCCATCGACTGTGTTCCCGGGATTCTCAAACTTGACTGTAAGCACTGCCCCACGCGCCGTAGGATCAAATCCAGCAGATAGGGACCCTACCTCCTTTTCCTTGCTGCTTGCTTCAGAGGCACAGGTGCCACAGCCGGGCACCGGGACCTTAACAGCACCAGTCTGACCATTGACAGATTCCACTGCGTCAGACGCGCCAGATGCCGCCTCATCGGAGGGATTGACCAAAAAGGCCACGCCATTTTGAGCATCTAGCACATACGTATGCGCCTGGCCGCACATAGCTGCCGCCTTGACGGGATTGCCATTTCTGCAATCGATAACCCCATAGGATCTATTGTTTATTACCATGGACGGATTATCTGCTGTGTTTTCAACATTAAACGCCACCGTGACGATTGCGCTTGGAGTTGGCTTGAAATCGTCGGTGAATATAGATATCTCCTTGTTAACGGCACTAGCCGCGCTGTTGCACCCGCCTAGGCCGATTGCCGCGCTGCCGGGGTCGCCCTTATCGCCCTTGGGGCCCTGGGGGCCCTGATCACCAGCTGGGCCAGCTGGTCCGGGCGCGCCGTCCGCACCCGGCGCACCATTCTGCCCAGGATCCCCCTTCGGGAGCACAATTTGCCTGGGTTGCACTGATGTCATTCCCGGTTTACTCGGATCGAAACCCATCTGCATAGTGTTGATCCCGGTTTGAGATATCTTCGGAATATAATATCCGCCGTCGTCGCCAGCTTCCCCAGAGGGCAGAGACACGTCCACACCCGGAATGTCCGGCATGCTGGTCAGGCTTTTGCCAAACTCAATGTGCAGCAGACCGGGCGTGGGGTTCGTTACAGTGGGGGTGTAATAAGGTCCAGGGGCCCCCTGTATCCTGCTAAGCTCAGTATTTAGATACCCCTTTGACACGGCATCCCCATCGTTCGATGGATCCGGCAACCCAGTGAGTTTGTTCCCCTCCATGGAAAGTGGGCCAGACATGGAGTCGCCAGACTTCTTAACGGCCTTTGATGCTTCAGTTGCGGCCGAAGCCGCTGCAGCTTCGGCCTGTTTGGCCCTCTCTGCAGCCCTCTCTGCGTTGGCGTTCGCCTGGTCTGCTGCGGCTTGAGCTGCGCTCGCTGCCTGGGTCGCTGCTTCAGCATCCGAGGCCGCCATGGACGCGTCTGTGGATGCAGTCTCGGCTGCGGTCTGTGCCGCACTTGCTGCTGCGCTGGCATCCCTGCTCGCAGATGCCGCCTCTTCAGCCATTCCTGCAGCCTGAGCCGCGTTGAATGCAGCTTGATTCGCACTCCCCTGTGCTCCGATTACGGCTTGTTTGATTTCGGTAATTTCTTTGCCCTTGTCGGAGAGGTCAGCAGATACGGAATCTCCATATTCCTCTAGTTCCTGAATCGCCGGGACCAAAGTTCCGTTCACATACTCTTTGATATCCTCCGCGGGCCGGTCAAATGTCGCTTTTAACTCACTGGCCGACAGATTGTCATCCGTGTTCGGGTTGTCTCCAAGCTGTTGGTGGACAGCAACGTTCTTGGAAAATTCCTGTATCCTTTTAAGTGCCATGTCACACTACCCCCGTTTCATTCAACGCTCTTTGTAGGGCCCCGTTCCCCGGCCCACCCTGGACAGGGATCTCATCAATATTTTGGGTTTCCGCCCCATCCGATGTGGTTGCCGGACCACCTGCCACAGGTGCGGCACCTGTTAGCTCGTCTATCAGCTCCTGTTTCTTCGCGATATACCCCTGTGGCAACCTCTCCAGGTATTGCAGCATGGTAATCCTATTGTTCATAAGCAGATTGTCCAAAGTCTGCATGGACGCAACCTCAGACCAGTATGCAGACGCGCCAACGTCCAGTTTTACAGACACGGGAATCTCCTTCAGTACCGAGAAATCAAAGGGAACGACAAAGGTTTGCTTTTGTAGCGTCATCCCAAGCGGTTGTTTCCCCGGTTGCTCCATAGGTAGGCTTGTTTCAACGTAACGTTCGCCGTATTTGGCGGACATCATGTCCATAAATATCCTACCCATGTCCTCCACTGCTTGGTATAGATTCTGCTTTACGAGTTCCATCGGGGTATTGGCGGCCCTCTGAAGCGCAATAATGGCGCTCGTATTGTCTGGTCTCGAGTTTCCCATGGCCACTTCGGACGCGCCCAGAAACTCCTGTGTCATAGAGACGGCCAGTTCGATAAACTGTGCAATCTGTGGGTTGACAGACGCCGGGTTGAGAATCGTAGCAACTCCATCTACACCACCCGCAACACCAACGGCAGAACCAACACTTGCGTCCCAGCTCCGGATCCGGTTCTTGTCGTAAATCACCTTTGGGAATGCCGTGGTGAGGAGGGACACTCCGGTGAGGGCAAAAATCTTGTTGACAAAGTTCTGGTTGGGCAAGAGCCCGGTAATCAGGGCCTGTCCGTGGTAGCAATCCGGTATGTAATCCCAACATTGCCATATGACCGGATACAGGGTATAGCCAGTGTCATACGCCTCTCTGATAACCACGTTCCTACAGCACTCAATGCACCAAATATGTCCATCCTTCCGGTTCCGGTAGAAATGCGTCAGGACCGTTACTTTGTCCTTCGTATACCGGTCGTACTTGCTGTCAAAGTTCTCGTCATCTGCCTTTATGGCCTCCGCGTCTTCCACTCCGTTTTGCTCTGCCGTATACTGTGCGTCCTCAACCGTCATCCGTCTAGAGAGGATGATCCAAGGTTGTTTCTGCACGTCCCGGCAATTCGGATTGCCAAAATGGACTCGAACATTCTCAAGGATTTCTGCGCATATTTCTCCCTTCACGTTCTGCCCATTTTCCACAGATGGGTCGAAGTAAAAGTACATGCATCCGTCTCCGTCTACAGCGGCATTCCGTAAAAACTCCCGGATTTTAGTTACAATTCGGTTCCGCTCAAAGATTGCTGCGAACTGGTGGTTCACAATCTCAGTGATTTGGTCAACCTGTTTTTGCGTCATCCTGCTTGTGGACGGGAGAGGAGACGCCTGAATTGCCATATTGTCAGAGGTGATGGTTGCCACCTGGAACAGGGTGACCCGCTTCAGAAAGTTGAACACAGGAGTCGGGAGTCCGTTAGCCTGGACGTCCTCCCATTGGTTACCGATAAAGTAATTCTCGTTAACCCGCACAGTATCGTATAGCCCGATAGACCGCTTGAATCGGCTAGAGTCCTCATACCGGTCCCACACGTCTTGCAAGGAGGGCTTATTGGTTTTCACTTATTACCACCGCCTTGCCGCTCCTGGGCCGCCTTGTGGGCGGCAAACGGATCATATGCTAGCAGGTTTGCAATCCCACCGCTTACCTGTGCAGTTGTTTCTGCGTGTGCCTCAAGCTCATTCAAGATTTTATCGATATTCCCGGACGAGCCCTGGAGCAGCGCAATGATTGCTGTATGCTGGGACGTCTCACGCGCATCATTGGCTTGTAGTTCACCGATGCATCTCAATATGAGATTGCATGTGCGATTAAGTCTTTTGCAGGAAATTACAACCACAGCCAGGGTCAGCACGGTTACTGACAAAATTGCAATAGACATATTGGTACCTCCTTCCAGAAACGTAGGGGGGATCCCCCTACGTTATGCAGTCTTCTCTGTCAGGTCGCTGGAAAACATGCCGTCTTTGGTCGCCACAGCACGGATTCTTGTCCCGGCAGCTGCGGGGAATGCGGCAGTGTACGTCTTCGCATCCTTGCTGTACCGGGGATCAGACCCATCTGTAGTGTACAGCATGACGGCTCCGCTTGTGGTGCTTGCCAGGGTCGCATTTCCGCTGGACAGGGTGATGGTGGGCGCGGCGGCAACAGAACTTGCTGCGCACGCCACGGCCACGCCATTGCACTTCGGGCCAAGGACAAACGCGTCGAACATCATTCGGAACTCCAGCAGGTCACCGGACAGGCCCGGAGGGTCAGTGTGGCCTTTGAAGTCGTTGATCTTCATGGGGGCAATGACGGCGTCCTTGTGCAGAATCATGAAGTAAGCCCCGGACGGGAACCTGGAGGTGGGGATCGGCTTCACGGCGAGCCCATCCACTTCCCCGATAGAACCGGTCGGCAGGCTCTTGCCGCCCAGGCTGTCCAGCGCCGTCCACTCAGAGGAGAGCTTGAGGGCCGGGACATATTTGCGCGGGATGAAAAGCGTACATCCGGAAGCGGGTACGCCCGCGTCCATCATCTCGTTGTGTAGCTCGATGATCTCAGCAACGATGCTAGACTTGGTAGGCTCTGCAGACAGCGACTTGTGGATACCGGCTTCTTTTGCCCACTTCTCCAGCCGGTACCTATCCAGGTACGGAACAATGTGCTCATCCCGTTCCGCCGCCATAATGGCCCCAGCCTTTTTCACGTTGAACTGCTCGGCGTTGTTACCCTTGTCCACGGAAAGGCTCAGGGCCTTGTCCTGGGTCATGGTGAACGTCTGAACGAAGTCTCCGACTTCTGTCGTTTCCCCATACCGGCTTCCGCTGCCAACCGACACATTGCGGTTGTAGTCCTGCAGAGGCTCGGTTTTGAGGCTCATGACGTGAACTGTCCTGACGCCAGAAAAGGTCTGGTCCAAGGCGTGGCTGAAGGAACTTTCCGTGTAGCTTTTTTCCCGGAACCCTTCCAGCAATGCTTCACGGTACTTTTCTCCCAAGTGAATAGTGTTTGCCATTTTAATAAATCCTTTCTTACGTATTGAATGCGCCTATGAATTCGTCGAACGCATTGGATGTTTTGGGGCTACCAGCATCTGACTGGCTCCCCGGGGATGACGCTCGGTTCTGGTTGTTTTTCTTTTCAGCTTCCAGCTGACGGCGCAAGGATTCAAGCGCGGACTCTTTTTCCTGGAGCTGCCTCTTTTGGTATGCCTCCACAAACGACATACCAGCGGCAAGGTCGCCGGACATCTCTCTGATTTCTCTCTCAGAGACATCCACTCCAGGATATTTTGCCTGGAAATCTCGGATTTCTGCGTTCACACGCTCCTTCTTGGTCGCCTCTGCGCTTTCAGCATCGGACTTCTCGCGCAACATCCGCTCGGCATTTTCCCTTGCCACGCGCTCTGTTGCCACCGCTTCCGGAACATCCTGCGCGACCAGCATGTTCACCCGCATCCGGTCAATCAGGTCGGAAATGGTCATTCCGGGGGACACGCTCTCCGCCAGAGCCTTCAACGATGCAATTGTGCTCTCGTTTTCTTGCTGGAACGCCCTGGCTGCATCTCTCTGCTGCCGCACCCTGTCATAATCCATTCCCTTCTGAGCGAGCTCCGTCATCTTCTCCCGGGGCACTTGGTATGTGTTCCCGTTAACCTTCAGCGAAAACTGCTCTTCTCCCTCACCCTGGTTGCCGCTCTCGCGCCCAGACTCGCCGCTGTCCTGCTTTTCTTCTTGCCACTGGCCTTGATCGCCAGCCGCAGGCTGTTCTCCGTCTGGCGGCCCGTTCTCGGCCTCCTGGCGGGCGTCTGCTTCGGTGATTGACCCGCTGGCGGAAGGTTCGTCTGCCTGTCCGGTCTGGTTGCCGGAGGCTTCGGAGAATCCTTCTGAGAATTCAGCGAACCCGTCATAACTCTGTTCCATAGAACCGTCCATTTTCTATTCCTCCTCTGGCTGGTTTGCCATATTCAAACGGGTATGGTATCCCGGTTGATTCAAAATCCCATATAGCTTCTTGTCGGTTTCCCTCCGCACATGACACTCCTGTAGTCCATTCCGCCCTCTTCATCCTCCTCTTCGCGCTCACCCATCATTTTGTCTCCGGGGAGTACGTATGTGTGGGCAAAGTATCTCAGTGCATCCGGACCATGGGTGATTGAATGTGGTTCCTTCGCCACATCGTTCGGATGCTTATCATCGTGCTGCACCGACTTTACGCAGTCAATCAGCTCTGCGCAGGAATCGAAGATAATCAGCCCAGGGCGGCCATCGTCACGGAGCTTGAATAGCTCTTTAAGCGCTGACCATCCCTGTTCCCGATTGTTGGAGGCCCGAAACAGGCCGACTCCGCATTCTGCAAAAGTTGACGCCTTTGTCTTCCCGGAGTCCTGGCTTCGGCTCCACATGTCTGGCGGGGCTATCGAAAACCCTATATTCTCGTTCGGCCCGGTTAACTCAAGTTGCTTGGCCGCTGCGTCTGACACCAGCATTTGGCTCTTGTGGTATTCTCTGTAGACATAACATCTGGCGCTCTCATCCACCGCCACCCATATGCAGTAAAACATATCGAGGCCATAGTCAAAAGCCCGGTATCTCGCCCAGTTTTGCGGTATCGGAAACGGCTTGCAACTGTGTAGTCCATCTTCAAACTCTTCAAAGAATGTCCCCGCCAGGGCATTCCAGTCCCCGTAACGGTGAGCCCGGCGCTTGTCCTCTGGCAGCAAATCCAGCTGCTTCACGTAGTCCGGGTTGGCTTTCATCAGGTCAACATTGTCGTCCACCGTGGCCTTTATAAACAGATACTCTTCTGGGTCCTCCCCGGCTCGGAACTTCCGGTCGATAAACAGACGTTTGACCCAATTGTGCCCAATGCCGCCAGGGTTGCAGGTGAGATAAATCCGCTTCGGTATGTCGTTAACGCCCCGGACGCAAGCCGCCAATCCCCGGAACTCCTCCTCGGTGAAATTGGTGGCCTCGTCCATAAATAGCCAGTCATAACTTTGCCCCTGGTACTTTCCTTGCACGGCGGCTCCGTATCCAGGCATGTTGCCGAACTTAATCTGGCTCCCGTTCGCAAAGTCAATGATTTTTGAGTTTTTGTTGTATTTATACGTATCTTTCGGGAGCAGCTTCAGGATTGGGCTTATGAGAGTATTCTCCATCTCGTCATACTCCCGCCTGATAATCAGGATGTGGATCCCGGGCCACCGGTAGGCCCCGCCTGCCGCTTTCGATGTTACGGCCCAGCTCTTTCCCCCTCCCCGGGCCCCGCCATAGCAGGTGTACTTCACCCGGCTCTCAAAAAAAGCCCACTGCGGTTCCGAATTAGGCCGCCCAAAGTCATATATAGCAACGTCTGAGTTGGTTGCACTGCTCTTTCTTGCCATAACATCACCTATTTTTTGTGAGGGAGTGGACGGAGTCGAACCGTCCCCAGTGGAAAGGAAAGGAGGAAAAGAAACCACCGGCCCCCAGGAACTCCCATTTTGTTTTTTCAGCGGGCAACCCCAAAATGGACACCCCCCTTTTTTCTGCCCCCCGCACCCCCTCCTGTGCTAGGTCAATGGCGGCCCCGTTCGCCGCCACTCCCGCAACCTCCCGTCCTCAATGCTAGGCCCCAGGGGGAACAAGGCCCAGCAGTCAAGACGAGTCGTTGACGCTCAATCAAGTCGATGCGGGCACGTCTGTGGCATATATCTACGCGCCTCCGCAGAGAGTCCGCCCATTTTTCCACTACCCATCATCCCATCGATGATAATTAATAATACCGCATATATTATAACGCATCCACCAGGGAACCACCCCACCCCCGGGAGGGGAAGATAATCGCCCCCCGGGCCCTCCGCCCATGCCTCCCAGGGGCGGACACCTAATAGATCCATCCAGAAAAAGCACTATTTGCAGGCTCTTCCGCCTAGAGAATCATCCTGCATGCATTTAATGCCCACTACAACGCAACAAAAATAAGATTTTGTGGCCTTCGCCGAAAATCAGCCGAATGCCCCGCCTCCTCGCTTATCGCCAGCGCCAAAGTTGATGGTAATTTTGGGTGATCCGTTCTTCTTATCATCAAAGCCATCGGAGTACACAATTCCATCACCCTTCAATTGTTTAAGCGCGAATATTTTTTCGGCTGCAGTTCTTTTCTCCCATCCAGGGGAGGAAAAAATCTGGCCCCTCATCCATCCTATCAGCCAAATTAATAATTGGGCATGGTTATAATATGTACTCTTAGAGTCTTTTCCCTCCCTTATAATCTCCTGAATCTTAGCCTCACTAATCCCCATATGCTCAGTGGCATAATTCGGGAGGGATGGAGCGAAGTCTGGATTGTTGCCATAAAGTTTGGTATATCCTATGGTTTTAGCTTTGAACTCATCATAAGTCATATCCAATATTGGCGTTCTTCCCATTTTATGCTCTCACCTCTCTCGTCCCGGTGTATCGTGCCTATATATTATATATATAATACTCTAGTTTATACGGTATGTCAAGTATAATTATATATATATTCGCATTACACCAGTTGGTGTATTAACTAGTAATAATAATATCTATACGCACGAAAGCGAGAAAATGGTAAAAATATAATTCAAATATGCAAATAACTCACGGATAATATCTAATAAAAAATCCCGCCTCCAGCAGCCCAAGAAGGGGCCGGGAAGCGGGATTTTTTGATTTGCTATATAATGTAGGCGGGAGGCTGAGAAAAAAATCTTGAAAAAATCCCAGAAAGGGGATTGACAAAATGCGGATCATCTGCTATTATATGGCCACAAGCCAAGGGCAGCCAAGCCGAAGCCCATGGCGAGAGAATAATTCCCGGCCCCCAGGGATAAGGGGAGAAGGAAAGAAGATGGAGATTATTAAAATCATGAATGCTGTCCTCGCCCCCTGCCAGACTGATGGGGAATATCAGTGGGCGGAGAGCTCCGAGTGCGCCTACGGGCGCAGCTGGGAGGGCGACGTCCGGGGCTACCTCGAGAATGCCCTACTGGAGGGCCACGATCCCGAAGAAGTCGCCGCAATGATGAGCGGCGACTATGAGGGGAGCATCCATGATCTTCCCGAGGGCGCTAGCGTGCTCGTTGGCGCCCATGGCGAGCCCACGGCCATCTATTGGCCGGAGGAGCTCACGGAAGAAGAGCGCCTCCGGGAGGAGGAGGAAGGGGGCCCGCTGGCGGAGCAAGATGATCCGGCAGACTGGGCCCAGAGCGAAAATTAAAAAAATCCCAGAAAGGGGATTGACAAAATGCGGATCATCTGCTATTATTTAGAAAAAATCCCAGGCTCTTGCATATTATATCCTGCTTGAGCCTGGAAGTCAAGGAGGAAAAAATATGAAAATAGAAGAATTGATTGCATTCCTCGATGTCGGCGAGTACGGCACCGAGCTCCTGGATTACGGATGGGGGCCCACCGGCGTCGACGATGCTATCACCGAGATAGCGGACGGGCATGTGAGCATATTTAAATATGACGCTCTAAGGTTTTTGTCCGCGCACCCGGAGCTCGTGGATGATGCCATCCGCGAGTATGGCTGGGAGGCCTGCGGGGGGACCCTTATGGGGGCCTCCAACATGGCGGAGTACAACTTCATCAGAGATGAATTATACTCCCACTTGCAGGCCACTCTGGCCATGTCCGGCGCTATCTTCATCAGGGATAGCCTGGGCATGGAGGCCATCCCTGATGAACTCGCGTCCCTGATCCGGGAATGGGCTTCCGGGGACGTGCGGACGATGGACGAGATCCCCGCCAAGATCAGGGGATATTTTCAGATCAAGGAGGAGGAATAAAATGAAGCTCAATAAAGAGAATGCGAACTATGCCGTTGTGAAAACGGCATTCCACGGAGGAGGGCCCCTCTCCTATCATCGGAGTCTGGCCGCGGCGACTAGGGCGCTCCGGAAGTGGCAGGGAATCGGGAGCTGCCAATGCGGATGTGGGGCCATTGTCCCCATCCATCCGCAGGCGGCTGATGATCTCCTCGCGGCAGAGCTCCGCGGAGCATTCCTATCCGGTGTCCCCAGCGGAGAGCGGGCCCCACTGCTAGAGGATCTCCCAGATTGGGCTCCTGGGATGAGCCCATATACGATTGCAAAATGAAGGAGGATTAAGAAAATGATCATGCACGCGGGATTGTTCCCCGCCGCCAGGGGGAACGAAATCCTTATCGGGAAACCTATGAGGCTCGACATGGACCAGGGATACCCTGGTCACTGGACGGTGAGGGACGCGGCGAACGCGTGCCACACCGAGTGGTCGCGCTGCGAGGCCGCGGACTTCTACGGCTGGAAGTATTCCACCGTAGTCCCGGCCTCCCACTCGGGGTTTGAGTTTTCCGCCCCGTACCAGGATTTCCCTATAGCGGGTGCCTACATAATTTTAGGCACCTGTGACCTGGATAACATGTACGGGAGTCCCACAGAAATATTCTGGGATTCCCAGGATATGCCGCATCTGCGCTTCGACAAGTCTCGCCACGCGCTGAACTTGGCGGAACTGCAGATATCCAGGGGAGGGTTGGGAAACTACAACCCTCCGCAGGACGGCACGTTTGAGGAAATTTGGCTCGAACGTTGCCGACAGGCTGGCCGAATCAGAAAGCTAGTGGCGTATTGGAGCCGGGTTGATCCGCTTTGCCCGGACAATTCGCGCGCGGTAGAGCGCTGGAACGCTCTATCGTCCCTTCGCAAGCCGAAGGGACCGTTTGAAGGCTGATTATATTTTTTTTACATAAGCTGTCCTACCGGCTATACGGGGAGAAAGGAAAAAAATGAAAATTGTTAATTTGACCCCGCACGACATCGTAGTCGGCGATGTCACAATTCCGGCATCCGGCACCATTGCCAGATGCGCGACCATCACAGAGCCGTTGGATGTCCCCGGATGTCCGGTCCCCGTAGTCCGGCAGTACTTCGGTGCCGTAGAAGGGCTCCCGGCCCCTGCACCGGAGACTATGTACGTTGTCTCCATGGTCTGCGCGCAGGCCGTGGGGGATTCTCGGGATGACGTATATATCCCCGGGGAGCAGATCCGGGACGAGGACGGAAAGATAATTGGGTGCAAAAGCATTGCGAGGCTGGTCCCTCCGCCTGTGGGGGTCTCGTACCAGCCAATACGGGGTTTTTTGGAGTGGTCGTTCGGTGCCGGGTGTCAGGGGGTTGACTCGTTCGCGGCGAAATACGACCTCCAGGTTTCCACCGTGGAAAGGCTGATTCGGGGGGATCGATTTACCCCCGAAGAAGCAAGGGAGGTAAACATGAAAATCTACGACAAGCTCGTAGATAATCTTTTCTCTTGCCGCCTCGACTCCTGAAAGATCAGCCTTTCCAAGGAGGAGATTACATGCCAATTGATTATTCCGCGCCTCGGCGCGGAAAAGGAAAGTCCAAGCTCGCTGCCCTCCGGATTGCAGCCGGGCTTACACAGGAGGAATTGGCCCGCCTTTCCGGGGTCTCCGTCTTCGTTGTCAAGGAGATTGAGGCCGGGCGGACCAACCGCCGCACGTTGGAGTCTCTGGTGCGCATCGCTGCGGCGATTGGGGTAACTCCGCTTGACATCATCAAGGAAGATGATGCCGCGGACGGCCCAACACCAGAAGACCTGGCCAAAGCGGCCACGGTCCCGGGCGTGTCCTGGTCCGCTTCAAACCGGGCCTGGGTCGCACGCATTGGCGTGCGAGGGGAGCGGATAGCCCTCGGCTCGTATAGGCACCTGGCCGACGCCATTGCCGCAAGGGAGGAGGCGGAGGCTGTGTATGGGCGCCCTCGCCGTGGGCGGTCGGCATCATCCAAAAATTCGGATGAGCCGGGAGATGGGAAATAATAAAGAGGGAGACGGCACGAATTTCCGTGCTTTCTCCCTCAATTTTCTACAAATATTATATTATATCTCATAATGTCCGCATTGTCAACACATAACTTTTCCGGCTTAGTTGATTGCTACTAGCGTGCTACTAGCAGTATCCTTCCGGTACCTGCAAATAGCTAGTTTTAGTATTCGGAACTACCCCAAAAGTAGTTATACTGTGAACTTTTTTGCACATAACATTCGCATGTGCCCCTGTGTGGGGGGCATCCACTGAGAGCAGCTGTAAATGCTGTGGCGCCTATGTTTCAAGTCGTGCCCCCGTGTGGGGGGGCATCAGAGTATCCTGGGGGCTTACCGGAGGCTGAGATGGTGTTTCAAGTCGTGCCCCCGTGTGGGGAGACACAGCAAACCCGGAAAGCCCCATAATACGGGGCCTCCCGGGTTTTCGTGCTACTTATTTGTTACTAGTCCGGATTTGCCGCACGGGCAAGTCCGGGCAAAATCCGAACTATTCGAGAAGATCAATCGCCGTTCGCAAGTCCTCCAGCGTTTTGTGATTGTACACACGGTTGCCGACATCCTGCGACTTGTGGCCCATGAGCAGGCCGCAGCTTTTGGGGTTTGCTCCGGCAGCGTCTAACCTGGAGCGGAATGTGTGCCTGCACTCGTGGGGCGTGTGGTGCATGCCCAGCCTATCCATTATCTCGCCCCATCTCATTCTGTAAGTTGTAATCTTTACATCAAACAATAGATTCCCGTCAAGTCCCATCCTGTGCTCTATCATGTGCATAATCCTATTATGAATTGGCACAATTCTATTCTTTCCAGCCTCCGTCTTCCCTCCGCCCCTCATGGTCCTGGCCTCCAAGTCAATATTGGCCTTCTCTAATGCAAGCAGCTCAGATATTCGCCAACCGCTGTAGATAAGCACTAGGATGCTATCCACAAGTGGCTCGGCCTGATGATCCCACAGTCTGGCTATTTCGGTTTCGGTGAATGGGACTTTCTCTGCGGGATCTTCCGGATCCGTTGTCAGTAATTTAGCGTAGCCGCGTACTGGGATGTCAATCTCCAGCGCCGCCGCGTCCAAATGTCCCCACAAGGCCTTGATCTTCCTTTGCGTTGGCGCTCCGCGCTGGCAGTTGTCTATAGTACTTTGCATCATCGGCAGTTTTATGCTTTTATATTGCATCTCAGATAGAGGCGCAATATAACTGTACACACCCTTTAAGTTTGCGGCATTCTTATTCCCGAGTTTCGGGACCTTATACGTTTCCCACCACTCAAACAATCTACAAAGAGTAATTTTTTGTTCATTTATATTCCATGGGCTTTCGTTGTACTTTGCAAGCAGCGAAAGCCCCTCCTCTTTTGTCTCTGTATAGCCTATTATTTTATATATTGGGTATCCTTTTTCGTTAAACCCATCTGTCTTCCTGACTGCGTAAGGTCTTCTACGGTTCCCAGACATTTTTACAACCGATCCATATCCGTTAGGTAGTCGCATCGTACTGATTCCCCCTTTTTCTCCGCCAGTAGCACGGCGATACGACAATCTGTTCGCTCCGATGCTAACATTAATGTGTCGAATTGTCAACAAAAAATTCGAGTACTGTCTAGATAAAATTACCAACCGGAGAGCGCTTGACTACCCATTCATACTGTGGTAAAATTGGCTCCTGTTCTGCTACAAATCGGGGGTGTGAAATTGTGGTTGAATACAGGACGAAAGACGATGTTAATGAAATTGTAGAACTATTGTGTAAACTTAACCAGTCAAACTATGAGTACATTTGCATCATCATATCTCAATTTCTCTTGACGCAAAAAGGAGAGGAGCAGGACTAACCCTGCTCCTCTCCTGTCTCAATTCCTGCCGCCCTGGCCAGCTTGCGGGATATTTTTTGCTTGACTGTGCGTGTCCGGCCTGTTATAATTTGCGGTATAAGGAGGTGAGGAAGTGGCTGATACTAAAAAAATAGGCCAGGCCCCCCTGCCTGGCATCGCTGTGCGGCTCAAAGAGCTCCGAACAAGCAAATCGCTTTCCCAAACTGAGTTCGCGGCAAAATTCGGCGTCGCGCAAAATGCGTATAGCCGGTATGAGACCGGGAGCGTCCCTCTGCCCCTGGTGGCCCTGGATAACCTGTGCAAGACATATAATGTCAGACGCGAGTGGCTTGAGACAGGGGAGGGGAGCATGTACGTAGAAGAACCAGTAGACGCAGAGATTGCGAAGTATTTCGCAAACGTAATGGGAGGTGCCGCTCCGGAGTTCCAGCGGAGGCTGGCGGCGGAAATGGCCAGGATGCCGCCAGAAGCATGGGAGGCCCTGGAGCAGTTTGCCGTCATGGATAATTCGGGGCTTGACAAATATGAATATAGGATATATACTTATGCCGTAAGCATAAAGGCCCCGCCTGATGGTGTCCCGAGAAAGGAGGTGACCACGATGGAGCGAGCACAGACGACAATCCGCCTCCCCACTGAGTTGAAGGAGCAACTGCAGAAGGAGGCGGATAGGAGAGGAGACAGTTTTAACGAGACCGTTATCCGGCTCCTCCTCCGAGGCCTGGAATCTCAATCATCCCGTGCAGATCCTCATACTGAATAACGGATGACTTAATCATCATCTCCAGTTCCTTGTTAACGGATCGCCCATGTGCTTTCGCGATGACTTTGAACTTCTCAAGCAGCGTACGGTCCACGCGCAGCGGATAAGGATTAGGCTGTGGCACGGTACCACCTCCTTTCTTAATTTGATATCAAAATCATATCAAATCGCCAGGCGAGGTGCAAGTACTCAAAAAGATATCAAAAAGATATTGACAGCACGGCGCGAATCTGATATCATATAGATATCAGATTTGAGGAAAGGCGGCCGAATATGATACGGTTTCTGATTACAATCCCGCGCGATCTACATGGCGAATTGAAAGAAACTGCCGCCCAAAGAGGCCAGACGCTGACGGGACTCATCCGCGGCATACTGTGGGACTGGATATCGCAGCACAGCGGAGAAACACCAGATATTGAAGGAGGTGGACGAAATGAGCGACAAACAACAAAAGGTTGTGGCAAATATTGCAAAAATTGCGGGCAACCTTCCTGACGATGCTAGAGAGCGAATCCTAGTGTTTGCTCAGGGCGTAAGCGCAGGGGCATCTCTGCGTGATGACAGAAAGGGGGAAGAAAACAATGGGGAAAAAACTAAATAAAGGCAGGCTTGACCAGCTACTTACCGAGCGAGCAATGACCCAGAAGCAGCTGTCTGAGGTGTCCGGGGTCCCGGCATCAAGCCTATCCGAGTACATGTCCGGCAAGTGTGCGCCCCGTGCCAATGCGCTTCAACGGTTGGCGGACGCGCTGCAGACGACTCCAGAGGACCTTTGCTCCCCAGCGAAGAGGTCTCGCTGGCGGATATCCGTCAAGGAGGCTGCCGCTTGCATGGATGTCCCTCCGTCCTTCATTAAGAGGGGACTCCAGACCGGAGCCCTAAGCATCGGATCCGCCGTGCTCTGCAAGGAGCGGTACCGATGCTTTATTTCTCCGGAGCGCCTGCGTGCAGAGGTCGGCCCAGAGCGGTTCGCCCAGTTTTGGGAGGGCGGAGTATGACTAACGAGTTCCGCAAGGTGAAGGCGGCCCTAGTCCGAAGGGGCCACAATACAGACTGGCTTGCGGCGCAGGTCAGGGAGAGAACCGGACGATACGCCGACCGCCACTATATCGGGAGAGTGCTCAACGGGAAAATCTCATCTCCCAATATGGTCTCCGCGATTGAAGAAGTCCTGGGGATAAAAGTATCCACGGGGAATAAAAAGATGATAAAGGAGGATAAAAAATGAGCAGAGAGGAAGAATGCGATCTGTTGCAGTCCATGATCCGAGACGAACTGGAGATCTTGCGCTGCGACTCCCAGGGTGGTTGCCTGCCCGACAATGCCTGGGACAAGGTGCACGCACTGACTGCGGGGCTCCAGGCACTTAAGGAACAAGAGGTGGCCCAGCAGCCGAGCGCTAAGGCCGAGGATCAGGCGGAGCTGCTGCGCACCCTGTGCAAGGCTATCGCACAGAGTCAAGCTCCGTGGGATGCTGACATCATGAATCAGTTGCTGGCCGTCCTGGATGCCGGGTTGTTGGTTACTGATCCGCTGACGGTGGCCCTGCTTACACCGAATCTGATCTGGGCCAAGCGCTTGGTCAAGCCGCACTTGGCCAGTGATCGGGATTTTTCGGATGAGATATATGCGACGATGCTTCTATGGGTGATTCCGGCAGTGTGCCCGGAGCTGCGGGAGCAGGAGGAGGATGAGATCAATGATGGAGAGACTTGATGCCATTGCTGTGCTCCAAGGGATGCACAAGAAAGAATTCAGCTTGCAAACGTTTGCAGAATCCAATGGGAACTACACTGCCGAATGGTATCACAGCGAAAGGGCAGAGGCTTTACAGGTAGCAATATCCATCCTTGAGATGCTGAACCAAAATAAATGCAAAGCGGAAGACGCTGTGAAAGCCCTGCAGATTTGCTTCGGCCCAGGCACATGGGAGGAGATCTGCCCCAAATGCTCATATTATGATTCGGCTATCCCTTGCAGCGCGGAGGACCTCGCAC